ATGGGCGGTGGTATGATGAATAAGCCTATGGGTTATAATACAGGTGGACCATCTGCTGGTTTTAAATCTAAACAAGATAGAAAAAAAGCTGAAAAAAATATTAAACAAGCTAGAAGTAAAGAAGGTTTGAGATCTTTTTTATCTAGTGGAAATAAAATAAACCAACCCATGAGAAAAGAAAGATACATGGAAGGTAGAAAAGCAAGACACACAGAGTTTAAGAAAAAACTTGGTAAAACTGCTTTAGGTGTAGTTGCAAGTTTAACCCCTGCCACTGCTGCTGCAAAAGTAATTGGAAAAGTTATGGGTAAAAAATCTAAAAAAAGAGATTTTCAAAAAGGTGACTACGGAGATATATCTGTAAAAAAAATGGGCGGTGGCATGATGCAAAAACCTATGGGTTATAACAAAGGCGTAATGGTCAAAGCAAGAGGTTGCAAACTAGGTAGAACAAGACCTACTAAAATCACATAGGAGGGACAATGTCCCTGAAGGCATTACTTAGAGCTGGTAAAGAATTACTTAAGGCGAAGAAGCCTTCAGCTGCAGAAGATGAATTCTTAAAAAGAAGAATGCAGTTAGCAGGAGAAGATGCTGCTGTAAGATTAGGATTACTTCCAGGAAAAAAAATAAAACCTTCACCGGCTACCGGAACAAAACCATCACAACAAACAGGACAAGAGTTAGCTATACAAGAAATTAAAAATCCTCCTATAGTTTTAAAAAAGACAAAACCATTACAGATGGGTGATGACATGGCACCTGCTTTTGGTTCATCTACTTATGACTGGGCAATGAAGATGGGTAGAGGTAAATATTCTGCCGATGAGTGGCTTAATCATTTAACATCTACTAGAAAAGTAAATTTACAAGTATTCGGAAGACCAATTTCTAAAATAGAACGTGGGGAAAAAAGATTTAAATATGACTCAGGTCCATTTGCTGGCAAAGAAGTTAATGTATCAAAAGAAGAATTGTTTGATACAAACTTAGCAATTTTTAATGAAGCTGGGGATTTGACTGGCGGGTTATTATATGCAGCTAAAAAATTTGGTTTAAAATTAGATGCCAACGAAATTGGTGCTATGATTAAATTGAACCCAGTAAACAGATTAGTTCCTGTGGAATTAGGTCTAGCAAAAGGAACCAAAGAATCTTTTGATATAGCTGCTAAAAATTTAAACGACAAAGTAAAAGTTCTACAAACAAAATTTAAAGGCGATGATGATTTAATGAGATATTTAGATGAAGTTCAATATGAAATGAATGGTATTACTAGAGGAAGTGTAGATAAAGGTAGTTTTGAAAATTTAAGAACATCTTTAAAAAGTATAAAAGGCCAACCTAAAATTGATCAAGCTGAAAAGACAGCATTAAATAAACTTGAAGCAGAACTTAATAGCAAAGCTGCACCTATGAGAACTAACAAAACACTATATCAAAATGAAACTAATTATACTTTACAGGGCGGTAAAGATTATAAAGAAACTATTTTTAGATTAGATGAACCAATTACATCAAACAGAAGCCCTTTAAAGAGTCCTGGTCACTTTAGTGAAGCGGGTACTAACCAGATCTATCATGTTAGGTACGATACAAGATTTACTCCTGAAGGTAAAAAAGTATTTATGATTAACGAAATACAATCAGACGTTAATCAACCAGTTGCAAAAGCATTAAGTAAAATGAAACAACTATCTGGAGAAAACAGAACCAATCCTTTCCAAGCTGACATAGAATTAGATTTGCTGTCTAAGAACAGACAAAAACTTATGGATGAATTAACAGATGCTATTGCAAAAAGACAACCTAATAAAGCAGCGGCATTGAGTAAAGAGATAACAGAAATAAGAAAAAAACTAAATAATGTTTTTCAAGGAAGAAGAAGTGGTAGTGGTGATAGATTTGATTACTTCCCTATGGTTGAGTCAGATGCTTACGGAGACCACGCACTTAAATATCTAATGCAAAAAGCAGCGAGAGAAAATGTAGATTACATAGCCGTTGCCCCGTTTAACAAATTAAGTATGAGACAAGGATACAAAAGAGGTAATGAAAGATTTTATGGTTACGCTGATGGAAGAGGAATTGATAACAAGGGTAAAGCAGTTATGCCAGAGCTTATGAAAAAAAGTGCTAGATTCTATGGCTCTAAAGCAGGACCCACAAAAATATCATTATCAGATCCTACAAAACCATATAAAAAAATTGAAACAGATACTTTTAAATTTCCTCTAGATCATAAGATGAAAGGCAGAGAAATAAAGAGCACCTATCATGAAAATGCAGTAGACAATCCTATAAAGGGATATAAACAAATTCTTGACGGAGATCCAAGGTTGTATTTCGATGCGTTTGCTATTAAGGTAAATTCTTTAATGAGAAATACACAAAAAACTTACAAGTCTAAAGGAGGACTTGTGGTAGATATATTTAAACCAATAAGGTACAATCAATCATGGCAGTAGAAAAAGTAACAGAGGAATTAGCAGAAGAAATAATTGAACAACCTGAAGGTCTTCCAATTGACGTAGAAGTTGAAGGCGAAGAAGAGGTTATTGAGGAAAGACCTCAAGACGATTTTAACGCTAATCTAGCAGAGACTATGGACGAGCGAGAGCTTAAGGACATGGCTATGGAGCTTATTGAAGAATACAAAAAAGATAAGACTTCTAGAAAAGAATGGGAAGATGCCTACATAAAGGGTTTAGATTTATTAGGAACCAAATACCAAGAAGTTTCAAAACCATTTAAAGGAGCTTCCGGTGTCACGCATCCTTTGTTAGCTGAATCAGTTACACAATTCCAAGCACAAGCCTACAAAGAGCTTGTACCATCTGATGGCCCAGTAAGAACACAGGTAATTGGACTACAAACAGCGGCTACCGAACAGCAAGCAGATAGAGTTAAAGACTATATGAATTACTTGCTGATGGAGGAGATGGAAGATTACACGACTGACATGGATCAAATGTTATTTTACTTACCACTATCGGGATCTACATTTAAAAAAATTTATTACGATGCATTATTAGATAGACCTGTATCTAAATTCATACCAGCAGAAGATTTAGTAGTTCCGTACTACGCATCAGATCTGAAGGATTGTGAAAGAATTACTCACGTAATTAAGATGACAATGAATGATGTAACTAAAAAAATGGCTGCAGGATTTTATAGAGACATAGAGTTAGTAGACAGTTCAACTGAACCAGATTCAGTACAAAAGAAATTAAATGAATTAGAAGGTGTAAAAGGCACAGGTTCAGATTATTTAAATACTATACTTGAGATGCATGTAGATTTAAATTTAGATGACTATGAAGATTTTGACGATAAAGCAAAAAAAATAAAGATTCCATACATTGTAACAATTGATGAAGGAAGTGGAGAAATTTTATCTATTTACAGAAACTATAAACCAAAAGATTTTACTTACGCAAGATGTGAATATTTTGTTCATTATAAATTTTTACCTGGACTAGGTTTTTATGGTTTTGGTTTAACACACATGATCGGTGGCCTGTCTCAAGCAGCAACTCAATCTTTAAGACAATTGATTGATGCAGGAACTTTAAAAAATTTACCAGCAGGATTTAAGTCTAGAGGTATTAGAGTTAGAGATGATGATCAGCCAATTCAACCAGGAGAGTTTAGAGATGTAGATGCGCCTGGCGGAAACATTAGAGATCAGTTTTTTAATTTACCATTTACAGAACCATCACCAACTTTATACAACTTGATGGGCTTTGTAGTGCAAGCAGGACAAAAATTTGCAGCGATTACAGATTCAAATATAGGTAATGATGCTCAAAACAGAGCAGTTGGAACCACAATGGCGCTGATGGAAAGAGGATCACGTGTAATGAGCGGTGTTCACAAACGTTGTTACTATGCAATGAGACTAGAATTTAAAATTTTAGCAAAAATTTGCGGAGAATATTTACCACCAGAGTATCCTTACGATGTTTATGGTGGCCCAAGAACAATTAAACAAGCAGATTTTGATAGTAGAGTAGATATTTTACCTGTTGCAGACCCAAATATTATGTCCATGTCGCAAAGAGTGACGTTAGCACAGGCACAATTACAAATTGCACAGTCAAATCCACAGATGCACAACTTACATGAAGCGTATAGACGTGTTTATGAAGCACTTGGAACAAAAACTATAGATCAAATTCTAAAACCACCACCAAAACAACCAGAACCAATGGATCCTGCTAAAGAAAACGCTAGATCATTACAAATGAAGTTGTTAACAGTTTTTGAATTCCAAGATCACGATGCACATTTAGCTGCACACATGGCATTTATGCAATCAAGAATGGTACAGATCAATCCACAAGTTTATGGATTGTTACAATCACATATTTCTGATCATATTTCATTCAAAGCACAAGCTGAAGCAAAAGAAATGTTATTACAAGACCCGCAACTGCAACAATTGGCTCAACAAGACCCTCAACAGTTTGATATAATTTTTCAAAATGAGGTAGCAAAGATAGCAGCAAGAATAACTCAAGAATTAGTTAAGAGTGAACAGGCTTCACAAAACAAAGAAGACCCATTAATAAAAATAAAACAACAAGAAATTGATTTAAGAGCTATGGATCTACAAAGAAAAGCAGAAGAAACTAAATTTAGAGCTGATCAAGAAAATTTAAGAACTGCTCAACGTTTAGAATTTGATTATGATAGACTAGCACAACAAGATGAACAATCAGATGAACGTCTAGAAGTTGCTAGAGAAAAGATAAACAGAAAATGAAAAAAGGATTAAGCGGAGGTGTACGATCGGGTCCACCACCAAAGAGAGGGCCTAACCCACAAGGACTAACCCATAAGAAGTTTAAAAGTGTTAAAAAGTACACCAAAAAACTCATACGAAAGTCTTCCAGTATCGTCTAAATTAATTTTTCTAGCTGGGATATTTGATGGAGAAGGAAGTTTTGGCATTTGGTCAAAGGGTTTAGGAAGAAAAAAAGAATTCGCTTGTACTATTGAGATGTCAGACCACGATACATTGCTTAAATTTTCTAATATGTTCGGTGGCCAGTTATTTTCTTGTAAAAAACGTAAAGATTACCATAGACAAACCTGGAGATGGAGGCAGAACGGCTACAGGGCTTTCCAAATAATAGATAAAATGATAGAATTCATGAGTATAAGAAGACAGGAGAAATACAATGTGGTTAAGCGCGATAAAATTGGCGGCACAAGCAGGTACGCACATCTTCAAAAAACGTCAAGAGACGAAGATGCTGATGGCGGACGCACAAATGATGCACGCAAGAAAGATGGCCCAGGGGGAAGAAGCTTTTCAAGGTAAACTTCTTGAGGCAAGGCAATCGGACTGGAAAGACGAGGCGGTGCTCATAATATTATCGGCTCCAATTTTAATTTTGGCCTGGGCAGTCGTATCGGACGACCCGACAGCGATG